AAAGCTACTTACAAGTGCAAAAAGACTAATGAACTATCCCTCGAAGAAAAGGAGGCGCAAGGTGAGAATAAACCTCAATAGCACTTATCTCGTTAGGACGGCTAGACCGATTGGTAACAAGACACCAATACTCTCTCGTTGGCAATGCGATAAATATCATCAGTTTGGATTTAGGGTTTTTGACTGGATGATTATTTTTATGAAAAGAAAAGGAGGCGCAAGGTGAGTGATTTCGTTGGGTTAATTTTGTCTATAGTATTCTTGATAACACTTTTGGGCTTCAGGGCAAATATCGGTAAGCCTGTTAATTTTTTATTTATGGGAGACTATGTTTGCAAGCCTTATGTAGAAAGGGGGCCGCAAGGTGAATGACGACACATTAAGGCTTTTAACAAATTGGGTCTGCTTAATTTTTCTACTTACATTTTGGGGTGTTGTTGCCGCCACGTGTATTTGGTGACACAATAAATAGATGCAAAACCCCGTCTATCGCGAGCCATTAACAGATCAAGAGCTAGAAGTTTATAAAAAGCTGAAAAATCGCATCAAAGAACTTGAGCAATACATCGAGTATTTATCTAAAGAAATTCCCATCAAGCCCATTCGCCAGAAGCGCGAAGAGGCAGAGAAAATGCTGAGAGCAAACACAACTCTGCTTTATTTCATGTTTGGAGAGGCGAACTTACGTCAATAAGTTGACAAATAATCCCTAGCGCAGCACGATAAGAAAAAGACCCTAGTAGGGTAAAGCTCATTTAGCTAGTAGCTAAGGGAATAGTTATGACAGAAATCGGCGCAGCGGAAGCGCTCATTTACAAGGTGCAAACCCTTGCTGATGGTGGCTTGCGTGTCACTCTTGATTTATCGGCTCAAGATATTTCAATCGTTCAAAAATTAATGATGCTTTTTAGTCGCGGGGATAACCTAGTTAAAGTGGGGTTTGCTCATGAGTGAGGAAAAGCCAAAGGGCCCAGGTGGTAGACCTACAAAATACACCGATGATATGCCAGAAAGGCTGGTTAAGTTTTTCAATATTCCAGAGATAAAAAAACAGGGTCAAAAGATTGTGGCAGAAGAATATCCGATGGTTATTGATTTTTGCCTCCAAGAAGACATTTCAAACGACACATTCTTTAGATGGGTTAAAGAGCATAAAGCGTTTTCGGATGCTTATAGTAAAGTGAAGAAAATTCAAGAAAAGTTCCTTGTAAAAAACTCTATTCAAAATCGCTATAACCCTTATTTTGCACAGTTCGTTCTTATGAACAACCACGGATGGGTTAAACAGGAAAGAGTCGAGCAAACCCAAGAAATCAAGGTCGATATTTCAAAAGATGAGCAAGGCTTATGATTGATCTTTGGCATGGTGATTGTCTTGAGTTAATGAAAGACATTCCCGATAATTCTATAGATATGGTTTTAACCGATCCTCCTTATGGAACTACTGCTTGTAAGTGGGATACTGTTATTCCTTTTGAGCCCATGTGGGAGCAGTTGAAAAGAATCACCAAAGACAATGGAGCTATTTGCTTATTTGGGAGTGAGCCGTTTTCGAGTCATTTAAGAATGAGTAATTTAAAAATGTTTAAGTATGATTGGTTCACCATTAAATCAAAACCCACAGGACACCTGAATGCGAAAAAACAACCGCTGAGAACCATTGAAAGTATTTCAGTTTTTTATAAAAACCAGTGCTGTTACTACCCTCAAGGATTGCGAGATTGTAACAATGTTGTGTCAAGAACAAATAGGGGAAATTATGGAGAGTGCTCAAAGACAACAATTCAGCTTAAAACAGGATACCCCAAGCAGCATATTGAAATAAAATCAATAGACGGAGTTCATCCAACTCAAAAGCCCGTCCCACTTCTCGAATACTTAATTAAAACCTACACTTTAGAAAAAGAAAATGTTTTAGACTTCACCATGGGTAGCGGATCAACTGGTATCGCTTGTAAAAATCTAAATAGAAAATTCATCGGAATAGAAAAAGAAGAAAAATACTTCAATATTGCCAAAGAGCGTATCAATGGAACGCAAGTATAAAGCCACCCAAGCCCAGAAGAAAGCTACTCACATTGTCGTCAATAGTGATGCCAAGAATATCTGTGCTTACGGCGGCTCTCGAAGTGGAAAGTCTTTTTGGATAATGAGAAACATTATCATAAGGGCAGCAAAGGAGCCCGATAGTGACCACCTTATCGTTAGGGAAACTTTCTCATCTGCCAAAGCATCCATCTGGCAAAAGACGCTTCCCGATGTATTAACAATCTGTTTTCCCTTTTTGCCTGTTAAATATAACCATTCAGATTACATTTTAACCCTACCAAACAACAGCACGATTAAGATTGCAGGGCTTGATGATAATAAGAAACTAGAGCGACTTCTTGGAACCGAATACTCGACGATATGGTATAACGAATCTAATCAGATTCCTTTCCCTGCCGTAACCAAGCTAAAGTCACGATTGGCACAAAAGAACAATCTGAGAAAGCTCTGTTTTTATGATTTGAATCCAACAAAAACCACATCATGGACTTACCAGGTATTTGAGCAAAAGATTAACCCAACTGACGGTGAAGCCTTAAGCGATCCAGATAATTACTTATCAATCCAGATGAATGTTCAAGACAACATTGAAAACATTGATGAGGAATACATTAAGATGCTTGAGAGCTTGCCAGAAAAGGACAGGCTTAGGTTTTTATCTGGCGAATACGATCCAGACAATACAGGCGCAGCGGTTTATGCGTTTAATGACGACCATATAAGCGAAGATGCCAGAAAACTTAGTGGCACTATTTACGGTGGTGCCGACTTTAATATTTCGAATAATGCTGATGTTCTAGCAAGCCAGCACGCCCACGGTTTATATATTTGGGATGAGCAATTAATTGCAGGCGATACGTTTAAGAAAGCCGATGGGCTCAAAGCCAAGGGTGCAACTGGTGCAAGTATCGTTTGTGACTCAACTGGAAAGGCAAGGAGAACAACTGGCATTAGCGACCACGAAATACTAAAACAGGCGGGCTTTAATGTTATTTACAAGACCAACCCCGCGATTAAAGATAAAATCAATAACTTAAATAGGTGCTTCACACTGGGATTGATTAAAATACACCCAACAAGATGCAAGAAGCTTATAAGAGATTTGCGTCAACTTACATGGAAGGACGAGGGGAAGCTCGATTCTGGGCCTGACGACAGTCTAGGTCACTTGACTGACGCACTTGCCTACCTTGTATGGTATCTATATCCTTTAAGAGACATTTCAAATTACAAGATCACCGCTAACAGAAGGTAATAAATGGACTTAACCTCAAGAGATGGCAGAAGAAAAGTTGTTGAATATATCGAGTCAAACGCCAACAAAGGGCGAAAGGTTGACTCATACAAGTCAAGCGAGGTTTTGGCTGATCGCATTGAACCTTACGTTACAGAAGAGCTAAGAAAGCAGTTTAGCGAGCAAACCGTTAGAGAAATCCCCAAGGTTAGCTCAGTCAATATTGCCAAGCGCGTGGTTAATTCACTTGCTTGCATTTATAGAGATGCCCCCGAGCGCGATTGGACTGATCTAAGCGATGATCAAAAAGAAATTGTTAAGCTGGTCTACGATGACATGGGCGCGAATAAGAAGCTCAATCTAGCTAATAAGATTTATAAGAATCATGATCAATGCCTTATCCAGGTGTTGCCAAAGTATGGGCGTCTAATCATGAGAGTGCTAAAACCCCATCAATGGGATTGCATCCCTAGTGAATCTGATCCAGAAGTTCCAATGGCGATCATCATTAGCGCTTACGATAATTTAGAGGAGTTAATGGAGGCCTCTAAAAACCCCCGCTCTGCTACCGGCTATCAAACAACATACGAATCAAATAAAGAGCTTCACAAAAACAAAGAAGCTATTGATGCCATAGATGAGGACGACAAGAAAAAGTATCTCGTGTGGACTAACGAGGAAAACTTCATCATAAACTCAAGCGGCGACATCGAGGGCGAGGTGTTGCCTAACCCAATCGGTATGCTTCCCTTTGTTGAAGTTCACAGAGAAAAAGAGTTTGAGTATTGGGTAAGGGCGCAAAACACCTTTGCCCAGTTTACGGTAGAGTTCAACTCTTGCCTTTCTCAAATCCAGCAGATCGTCAAAATGCAGGGCTTTAGTGTTGCTATTCTTAAATCACCTGCTGAAATGAAAATAGAAAACGTACAAATTGGGCCTAATATGCTATTGCATCTGCCCTATGATCCAGCGGCTAACATCGACTGCGACTTTGCCTTTGCCTCACCGAGCGCTGACATTGCGGGATCATTACAGTTCTTAGAAACTCTTCTAACGTCATTTCTTAGTTCTAATGGTATTGACCCTAAAACTGTTACTGTTAATGGTGAAGGTCAAACATATACAAGCGGGGTTGAAAGACTTCTGGCAATGATCGAAAAGGTTTCAGCATCGAAAGAAGATTACGACACCTTTGAAAAGATCGAGCAAAAGTTATGGGAGCTAGTGAGTGCATGGCTTGTTAATCTTGGAAACTCTGAGACACTAGAGCAAAAGTATCAAATTAGTAATATTCCAGAAAGCTCAAAATGCGTGATTGAATACGCCAAACCAGAGCTTGTTAAGTCTGACATGGAAGAGCTAGACGTTA